CAAAAAAATCCTCTGCCACCTGCCTGTTGAACTTTTGCGTTTTGTTGATTAATATCATCAAGATATGTAGCTGTTCTTGCAACAGATGATAGATTAGTCATTGCATTAAATATAGAATATCTAGGGTCGTTTATTTCACCAAATAATTCTCTAAATACTTTACTACCTCTACCTGGTATACCTTCAAAAGTTTTTTTCTTAGACATAGCTGTAGCATTTTGATACGTAACATCTGGTAAACCTGCAGGTCTACCTTTCACTTGTACTTGATTTATAATATCATCAACTAAAAATTTTGCTTTTTCATAATATTCTGTGCTATCAGGATCAAAAGCTGTTGTTCTATTTTTATCTGTCTTTGCAAGATATCTTCTAAATAAATTAATAGCGTTTGCATACGCCTCATCTGTTGGTTTAAATTTTTGAAACAATTTAAATAGTCCTCTTGGTTTTTGAAATATTCTATACGTGCCTCCTAGCCAACCTTCAATTCTATCTTTCATTATCTTCTGTAAGTCTTTTGCACCTGCAGCTATCTTTGTCCCTGCGTTTCTGTTTAATATATCGATTAAATTGGTAAACTCGTTTCTTGCAGCATTTAAGTTTGTTACTATGTTTGTAATAGATTCCTCTGGTATTTTTTTATTTTGTAATAGTGTAATTAAATCATCAGATGCTTTTGGATTTATCGGTTTACTTAAATCGCCTTCAAACAACACATCATTTAATTTTTTATAAAAATCTACTTGTTCTTTGTTTGTAGATGTATCAAAAAATTTACCTGTTCTAGGAAATATTTTATCTACTTCTCTTGTTATATTTTCTACAATCTCTTTTGCTCTAAATGTATCTCTTGCTTTAAGTCCAGCTTTTGCCATCTCTGCTTCAAATACTTCTGTTGGTAGATCACCTCTTGGTCTAAATGGTGAGCCAATGTATTTGTCTACCCATCTTTCAAACGCACTATCACTATATGCAAGGTCCTTGCCTCTTTTTGCAAGAGCTTTACCTCCTGCTCCTACACCATAAACAAAAGGTGTAATAAAGATAGATTCAGTTCCAAATTTTAATCTATTTAATAATCTTCTTCCTGCTTCTTCTCTACCTGTGGTTTCGCTATCATCTATCGCTGTGGGTCCATCAAAAAAATCTCCAAACGTTCCAATGTCTTCTACATCCGCAACTAAAGTTTCTCCTGTTGCGCCACCAAATACACCCGCTACAAATCTTTTTGTTTTATCTGGTATTCTATCATTTAAAGATTGAGCTTGTTTCATACCGTCTTGTAAAGCTTTAGATCTTGAGTTTACATAATTACCAGATTTTTTTGCTTTAATTGCTTTGTCAGCTAATTTTGTTGCAGCTTTGAATCCTGCAGTTCCTGGTATACCTATCTGTGTAAATACCTCCACAAGTTTACCAGCGACTCTATCTTGTGCTGTGTCTTCAAATATATTTACGTCATCAAAAAATTGTTCAACACTTGCAGCTGTGTTAGAATCTGCTCCAAGATCAATGAGTTCCGCACCAAGAGATACTACTCCCTCGACGGTTTTTAACAAACCAGATGCAAAGCCAGCCGCAACAGATGAGAATATACTACTCTCGCTGTTCAGTTCCGCTTCTGATAGTGGGACATACTTTGCCAAAATTTACTCCTATCCTGCTGCGCTGTAGAAATCTTCAGAAAATTCTGATCCTAACTCTTTTATTTTTTCTTTTTGACCTGGAGTAAAGTAGTCAAAACTTTTTGATGATTCTGGAGCTGGTTGAATCTCACCAGTTGTGTCTATATCTGCAGAGTCTGCAGGGACAACTTCAAACTTACCTGTTGTTGCGTTTTTAACAAATCTTACAGCTTTACCTGTTGCAACATCATAAACAACTTGACGAGCTAGTTGTGGGTTTTGTTTAAGATATTTTTCTAACGCACCTTTCTTTTGATAATCTTCTGAATCAAATACAGTTGTCGCTACTGTCTTATCTCCATATTGATCTACTAAATTAGTATACGTGCTTGTATAAAAATTTTTTTCTCTTTGTGCTTTTATCTCATTGTTATCATATTTCTGTAAAAGTTCTGGACTTAACTCATCTGTTTTCATACCAGCTATTCTCTCTGCTGATTCTAATTTTCTAGTTAATTGTCCTTCGTCAAACTCTCTTTCTTCTTTTGCTAATTCTTTTGCAAACGCTCTATCAGATGCTGTTTTCATTCGTGACGCTTGTTGCGCTTGTAATGTTCTAAATGGATCTTGTGCAGCTACCGCAGCTGTTTGAAATATATTACCTTGTGGTGGTGTTGCTAATAAATTTAAACCAAAGCTAGTTAAGAAACCTGGTAATCCTGATGGTTGAAAATTAGGCATCTCAGTTCCATTTGCATATTGTTTTCTTGGCTTATCAAGTCCTGATGTAATACCAGTGCCAGCTGATCCACCTATTCTAAACATTGGTCTTTTTAAAATTCTATTCATTATGCGAAAGGTTTACCTCCTAATCCACCATAGATACCTGCAAGTGTTGTACCAACACCAAGAGCTGTTTGTAATGGCGTAGGGTTAGGAACCACTGTTTGTGTTGTTTGACCAGGATATCCACCCATTAATCCTGTTATTTGACCTGCAAACCTATCTAAATTCTGTTGTGGTAGGAAAGCTGCCTGTCTTGCTGCTTCTCTTTGTGCATCAAGACCTGCTTGTGCTTGCGCCTGGTTCAATGCGCCCAACGAACCTAAACGTGAAATATTTGTCCCCGCTATCCCTGATGTTTGTGCTCCTAAATTTGCTTGGAATCCACCTAAACCTTGTTGTGCTTTTCCTAAATTAAACCTATTGGCTATGTCTTGTTGTCTTAGTGCTGCCCCTTGACCAAATCCTTGTTGCAAGAGTCCTGCTTGTAATAGTGCACGTTCTCTTGCCGCCCCCGTACCAAACTCGGCGAGTTGTACGCCCGCTCGTCCAGCGCCGAGCACACCCAATTTTGCCTGTTGATCTCGTATATCTTGTTCTTGTATAGCCTTATTACGATCAAACTCTGCTAATGTAGCATCAATAACTTGTGATTGATAAGGAGACATAAAGTCTTGTACATCTTTTTGGAAAGCTGCTGCTCCAGTTCCAATTCCTCCCAAAGCTGTCCCTGCGTCTGTCGCTGCTTGTTGTGCTTCAGTTAAAAATGGTTGAAATGCTGCAAGTCCTGTTTGTCCTGCTCTTGCTTCTGCTATTGATTGTGCTCTTTGTTGTAATGCATCTTGACCTGCAACGGTTGGTGCAAGTCCTGCTAAACTTTCTTGTCTAGTTGTAAACTCTCTGGCTGCCTGTTGTCTTGCAGCAAAATCATCAGCTGATTCACCTGGTTGTCTTGATATTCCAGCAATACCCGTGGCTACGGTTGGTACACCCGATTGTGCCGTGATCTGTGTTGCAAGATCTTTTCCTAAATCTTCAATAAATTGTGCGGGACGGGTTCTAGTTTCTTGTACAGCCATTATAATACTTCCTCTAATCTTTGTGATGTTTGAAACATTTTACGTGCGCCTTCTAAGCCTTGCGATTCTTCTGATACGTCACCTCCGGCTTCGAGGTTCTTCATCATGTTATACATGACTTCTGCGCCTTTGTCCACATCTCCATCGCCTGCATTTCTAACAGCATCTGCTGTAAACACAAACTCATTTTTTGATAATCTTGCAGGCACGTCATCTGCCTTTTCCATTCTACCTATTGGCACAAAGCCACCCTCAGCTCTTAAATCCATTTCTTTTCCACCCATATCTAATAGTGGCATAGTTTTTTTAGCTACCGGTTCAGGTTTACCGCCCTCTGCTACAAATGCTCTTGCTCTAAAATCATCTTGAATATTACCTTGTGCTTTTGCTAAAATAGAATTTCTAGCTGCCTCTATATCTATACCTTCTTCTGCTGCTAATTGTTGTGCTTGTTTTTCTTGTTCCGGTGTTAGTAATCCTGCTGCCATTGATGTTCCTATTATACCACTAAAAACTGTTGGCATTAAAGATCCACCACCTTTTGTTAATCCTAATTTACCAAACAAACCTTTGGTTGCTGGAGTAAATATTCCTCGACCTGGCATAGCATAACCTATATTTCCAGCTGTTCCAAATAATTTAGACATGATTCCTGTGCCTCCACCTAGTGCTTGAAAGCCTTTAAAACCACCATACAATAACGCAGCTTTACCTATCGGTGACTTTGCAATCTTCTTGACTGTTTTTCCAATTTTTTTAACAAGTTTACCCAGACCATACATCTGTCTTGCTGATTCAAGGTCCATGATCCCACCTTCGTAAGGCATGCCACCTTCTGCAAGTCCTGCTCTTCCACCATCTGCAAATTCTATATCTCCAAGTATTTTTTGATTTTTAAAATCTTCTTTTGTTTCTAAAAAATCTTTAGGTATATTATCCATATCTATACCATACAAAGAACTTCCTATTCTTATAGAGTCTCTTATAGCACTTGGTTCTTTTCCCATTTTAAATTGTTTATTAGCTATCTCTTGATATTTTTCCATGTCATTAAATTTTGCTGTATCTTTAAACATTCCTGGTGTTGCTCCAAATTCTGTTAATTCAGGTGCACCATACACTTTAGCCATTGACATATTGTCATCTTCATCATCTATTAATCCTAACTCTTCTAACATTTTTTTATTAACACCGGTTGAGAAAAGATTATCTGGTATGTCTTTTTTAGATCTTAATGGAGTGTCAGGTCGTGTTTTATTAAGATTAATTGTAGGTCCCTCTGGTTCTCTTCCAATATTAGCTTCTCTTCTAGATATATTTATATCTCTTTGTTTTTGTTCTTGTGATTGTTCTAAATTACCACCAAGAAAAAATCCTGCTCTACCACCATCTGCTCTGAATGCTAATCGTAAACCCTCTAATTGTTTTTCATCTTTACTTGATTCATCGTCCATGTCGCTTGGTGCTTGGGTCATGATACCTTCTAATGGTAACAGACTATCGCTGTAATCTCCTTGGTCATCTCCAAAACCTATTTTTGGATTGCCAAATGCATCTACCTTACCAGATAATCTATCTCTCAATAATTGTCTACTTGCTGCCTCAAACATTTCCGGATCTTCTAACGCAAGATCTTGATCAAAAGTAACTTCTTCTCCTGTATTTGGATTTATGTATGTGTACCTTCCAGCTTTTGCAACTTTATCAATATTAAACTTTCTTGTCATTCTGTTACTCGCTTCTAAACCAGGTCTTATAGCAAAATTATAAACAGGTGATAAAAATTTAGAAATACCCCTCATTTTAGGTAAATTTGGAAGTGGTTTATTTATAAAATCTTTTCTAAACTTATCAAATCTTTTTTGTGTTTGTTCACCAAGCTTGTCTTTTACAGGTGATTTTGTAGATGTATCTCGACCTGGAGGAGCTCCTTTAAAATCATCTCTTACCCCACCAGACGCAGTTGTGCCAGGAGACATTGCCTTACCTCTTCTGGTGTCAGCTTGTGCACCTTTAAAGAGTCCTATACGTCCTCCGTCTTGTAACATCTGTTTTGCTTGTTGTGCTCTAGTTATGGCCATCGTTCTATTCTATTTTGTTTTTCCTAATAAATCAAGACTCGGCATTATGACAGTTACATCTTTTCTAATGTCCTCTGGCGATACACCTTTGTCTTTCCACTCTTTGTCGTTCTTATATTTTTCACCTGTTTTCTTGTTAGTTATCTTTTCTATAATTTTATCTGGTTGTATTTCAATCATTATGTTGTTACCTCTTTCTTAATATTTAAATAGCTAATCGCTACATCAAACGAATCCGTGTTGCTTGATTGTACGGTTAGGGTATTACCACCCTCAACTATTAATGGTTGAGTAAGTAATTCTGTTGTAACGTTTGCTGTTAATGCCGCTGATTTTATAGCTGTAATACTATTGTTTGTGACCGTAACAGTGGGTGTTCCCTCAGATGTAACTAAAATAGATTTAATTACATATGTTTCACTTGTTAAGGGATTATTAGTGCCAAAAGGGTTTATAGCACTACCTGATGTGCTATTATCTGTCCCTACAAATTTAAATTGATTAGCCATTAATTTATAAAGAAGTTAAACGCTTCTATTTCCTCTTTTAATTCTTCTTGAAACGTTGAGTTTAATTTTTCTACAATAGCATCAAGATCTCTTACTTGAGCTTCTGCTGTAAACAAATCATACTCTTTACTAGGTCTAGTTATTACTTGTGCTATTTTTGCCATTATCTACGTCCATCTGGTTGTATATCTAATCTAAAAGTTCCTAGTTTCCAACTCTGACTAGCTGCTATGTTTTCTATTTTTAATGCAATCGCTCTTGCTCTTGCACGTGTATCTACTTTTAATGTGCTTGATGTAATATCAAAAGGACCGAGAGCTGAACTTGATTGAGAATCATTTGGAAAATTTCTTAATTCTAAAGTTACTCTGGTTGCCCCTGTCTGTGATATAAAGTCAGGGATAAATCTTCTTATCTTCATAATGAACTCACCATCTCCTCTAAGATCTGCTGTGCCCGTGGTTTGACCTAATGCACTTCTTCTTTGACTTATGTCAAAATCTCCAGAGGATATATTAGCTGTTACCGCAGTTATAACTCCATTTTTATTTTGATCTGTTCCTGTTTCATGTTGATAATATGTCGTTTTGCCCTCAGTATTACCCACCACATCAAATGATGTATCAGTGTCTGCATCATACTCTGTTGCATGAGGTGTTCCAAACACAGCAGAATCTTTCCACATGGTTCTTGATAACGTTCCATTAGTCCACACAGGTCTTCGTGTTGATGAATCAAAATAATTATATGCAACCATTCTGTTTACAACTGATGATGTTGACGTTGGATAAAACCAAATAACCTCACCAAAAAGATTATTTAATCCTGCTGACACCATCTGATTACCAGACTCTAAATTTATATCATCATAAACAAAATCTTCTACGAGACAAGGTAGTGATTCTAGTTTACCAGCGTATCTAAAGAAACCATTTTCTGACATCCAATATGCAGCACCATCAACTTCAACACATGCATTCTGTCCAACAAGTCCACAATTAGTTCCGACTTGTGCAAACGCAAAAGTAAACGGTTGACCTACAAAACGTTGTGTAAATAACGCTGTGTCAGTCCAAACATAAAGTGCATCTCTACCTCTGATAGCACCAATGATCCTTGATCCGTCGGCCAATCTTTGTGTGCCAGCTGTATTAGTTGCGGTCGGTGTATATGTATTTATATCCTCTTGGTCTGAGAATCTAATAAACATTTCATCTTGTGTAGATGTATCTCCAATAGTTGTTTCTGTCCCATAAAAAACTAAGTGACGATCAGGTGTAGATACAACCATATGTCTTGATGCAGTAGGTGCACCAGTTATAATTGCAGCTCTAGTTTCAGTAGCGTTTGATAAACTAGAGTCCCACGAAAAGACTGCACTATTATGAATCAAACAAATTGCTTTGTCTCCAAAATTATCTATAGACCACATACCAGGTTCAATAACTAAATCACCAGATGCTGCCTCACCCCATGCAATAAAATCTGTGGTGTTAGTTACTGTTGCACCACTAGAATGAGAAGACCTAGTAGAATTTCTTACAGCCCTTGTAATACCTGTTAACGTATTTCCCGTAACACCTGTATAAGATATTTCCTCACTTCCAACTTGAATAAAGTTTGTGCCTGTGCTTGGAAATAATGAAGCATCTGTTAAGACAATAGATGTCCCAGATCCACCTGTCCCTGCCGTGTCATCTAACAATGCCCCATTTAAAGTTGTAGTTACTGCACCTGGCTCCTCACCACCCCAAGATCCTAAACCATAACCAAAACCTTTTGCTTGCACTGCTGGTCCAACAGGAAAATAATGTTGCACTCTAATTCCTCCTGATGTTGTTGCGCCAGATCCTGATTCATTTGATGGCATCGTGATTGTAATGGTTGTTGCATTTGGAACCGTTGTGACCATGAATTTTTTATCGTCAAAATCTGTAGCTGAAAAATTAGAATTAGTTATTGAAGAAAAATTATCTAATAAAATTATATCTTGTTCAGATATACCATGAGATCCACTAAAAGTTATCGTAACAGTCGGTGATCCGTTGGTCGTGGTAAACGCATTTGTAAGCGTGGTTGTAGATTTAATAGGGTGTATATCATAAAATACACCACCAGAAAAAGCGTATAATATTCTGTTTGTTCCTACGATTGCGTATTTTCTACCAAGACTATTTACAAAATGATGTAATCCTCTAGCAGCACCTGTAAGCTCATCTGTGCCTAATTGTTTCCAACCACCTATTTTTTCAGGTGTGCCATATCTAAACCTAACATTGTCACAATCTACCCATTGACCCTCTGCTGTAGTCTCGGATATTTGTTTATTTATACCTGGCTGAAATCCTATCTTCTGTAACATAAAAAAACCTTTGTAATACTAGCTATTATAACAGATATTATGTTAATTCAATAGAAACATTACCTGCTATGGTTTCACAGTCATTAGATTTTTTTACCATATGTAATAAAAAACTAGGAAAAACTATCATCTGACCTTGTCTACATTTAGGTGTAAAAGATGTCTGTATCGGATTGTATTTACAATTTTCGTAATAACTATCTATGAGAGTTATGGCTGGATTTAAAAAAACTGTTTTTGATTCATCAATTTTTTTATATATAATAAAAGAAAAATGAGATCCTGCATGCGCGTGAGCTTCTTGAAAATCTCCATCTTTATAATGATTTTCCCAAATCATGTCTAATTTTATTTTGTAATTTTGTGTTATATTTAACAATAAACTTATTTCATGCAAAAGATAATCTAAACTTTTTCTTTCTAACATATTTTGTGCGCCAATAGAACTTGGTGTTTCTGACAGCCAAGTTTTATCAAATTTTTTAGGTAATAAGTTTATCTTATTAACATCTATATTTGAAATATAAATTGGAATAGAAAATAGATCTATCTTCATTTAATTATATTCTCCATTTTAAAGCTATAGTAAATCTATCATAATTTCTTAAACTAGAAGCTCTGTGCCAAATTTCAGCGTCAAATATTACAATTCTTCCAGGAACAGGTTGTATACCCCTAACTTCATTATCTACAAGAAAAAAAGTTTCTCCTAACTCATCATAATTTTTTGGCTCTGTGTTCACATAATATAATAATGTTTTATATCCAGTTTCATGATTATCTATATGAAAGTATGGTTTTTCTTCTTTTAAAAATAAATTTATATACGCTCTTTGTAAATTTATTATAGGCTCATTGCTTTTATCTATAATTAATTTTACCAAAGGATCGTTTAAATCAAACTCACTCGTTAAACCAGTATGAGGTAAATTTTTATGATCACGTTCTAATCTTTTAAACGACAAATTTTTACAAAAAGAATAAATATTTTCTTTTTCCTGATCATTAAATAAATTATCTTTTACAATTATATTACTCATATTTAACTATAGTGTTTCCAATTATTAATTTATCTAATTCAGAATTTTCCATTAAACTTAAAGCATCACCAGGTTGTCCTGCTATCGGCTTTCCATTATCATTTAATGAAGTGTTTAACAACATGGGTATACCTGTTATTTTTTCAAACTCATCTAATAATTTATAAAACAAATTATTATGTTCATTCACAGTTTGAATACGACTTGTGTTATCTACATGAGAAATAGGTTCAAAAACTTTGTCTACAAAAGATACACTAAATTTCATAAACTCACTTTTACCATTCCAATTAAAGTAATCAGTTGTTTTATCTTCTTTAATAGATGCAGCAAACGGTCTAAAATCTTCTCGATGTTTTACTTTTTTATTTAAAATACTTTTACCATTTTTAACTTCAGGACTCATTAATATAGATCTATTACCTAAAGCTCTTGGACCTATTTCACCATGGCCTTGATACCATCCTATAATTTTACCTTTAGCTAAATCCTCTGCTGTTTGTTTTATTGTTTTATCTAATGGTTTATCTTCAGGTGCTATATCACTTTGCCAAAAAGGAAAACCCTCTGTTTTAAATTTAGGTTGTTCATAATATTGTCTAAGAAATTCAACACATCCTAATGACAAACCTTCGTCTGCACAATGAGGGGGTATTATTAAATTTTTATAAAATTTTTTAAGATTTGTATTTACACATATATTATGTGCGACTCCTCCTGAATAAGTAATTGTATCTTCTTGATTAAAATAATTTATAAAAAACTGTGGTATTTTTTCTTCTGCGTATTTATGAGTTGTCTTTAAATAATTTAACAAGTTTAATTTAGCAATAGTGTCACTACCATGCATTTTTGCATAATTTTCTATATTAAAAACAAAAGAATTTTTTTCATAAGATTTGTCTTTAATTATTCTCCACCATTTATCATCTTCTATTCCAAAAGATTGAAGTGCCATAATCTTTCCAGCTAAATCTTCACTATGTCCTTTAAGATTAAAAAGTCCTCCCATCTTCTCTAAAAAAGTTCCAAAGGATTTTATTGTATTACATTTAAATGATTTAATGTTTTTATTATTAGAAAAAACACTAATTGATTTCTCTGCATCTCCAAACCCATCTAACACCATATGATTTGTTGTGTCGGTTAACATCCAAGAAGATAGAGCGTGAGCATAGTGATGGTCTATTCTAAATATAGGGCACTTAATATCTTTTAAAGGACCCACAGGTATATCTAAAGTTTCATACAGCTTTTCATTTTCTTTTAAAAAAGGCCAACTAAAAGCGTCGGCAACAATACAAATCGCGTCTAAATCTTTTAAATTAAAATCTAAAAAATAACTTGAACAGGTCCAATCAATTAAATTATTATAACCAAAATGTTTTTTTTGATATAACCTTTCAGGTTTAAAATATTTAACAATATCATTATTTGAATAAGATATATTTGAGTCGTGTGCATCTAATCTAAGTCCTAAAAATTTCATATTGTAAAATCCATCGCTAAAGATATTCTTTCAATGTTTGTGTTATTAATCATTAGTTTGTGGTGAAGGCTAGAGGGAAAAAAAATAATATCTCCTTCACTTAAATTTATTATCCACTCTTCACTATTTAATATATTACATTCAGAGGGCTCTAAAAAATAACCACTTTTACTATTATCAATAAAACAAATTGATCCTTTTTTAGGTTTTGTTTGTATATAAAGAACACCACTAAATAAAGAATTTCTATGATTATGTATTTCTGATTTTTCATTTAATAATGTTTTTGTAAACCAAGAATTTTTAATTTTAAATTTATAATTATTATATTTTAACGTGTCATAAACATATAATTGAAACTGTGTTAATATTTTATTTTTTAAATTTTGAAAATTAATATTATCTAAAACATTTAAAGACTCAGAAATACTACTTGCGGTAGGCATATAATCAGATGAACTTATTTTCTTAAAATTTATTTTTTTAATTTCATTTAAAACAAGGTTCTTATCATATTCAATATTTTCAATATAAATAGGTTTAGAAAAAATAGGATCAATCATATATAATTTACATTTATATTTATTCTTAAATTTGTATCGGTTTGAGTACAACTTCGATGTTGCTCGCATCCTTCAAATAAAATTATTTCATTTTCTTTCGATAAAAATTTATCATAATTTTTAAATTCAGTATATCCATTACAGTCGTTTATTCCTAAAATAGCCACTTTATGATTTTCATGACCATCTACATGCCAGCCGTGAGTTTGTGCAAAACCATTATTGGTATAACAATTAGCCCTTATTCTAATTAAATGATTAAATTTTAATCTACCTAATATTGGACTAGCTACACTGTTAAAATAAGTGGTGGATTTATTATCTATAAATAAATTATGAGTAAAATAAAAACCACTTTTATCTGTAGGAGAGGACACTGTGTTTTGATAATACCATGGAAAATCAGCGCTCATTAATAAATTTTGCATTTCTTTAAATTTAATTTCATCGTCTATAAAATTTTTAATTATATTCATTTAATATTTAAAGAGGTTTTACATAAATTTTTACCTATCTCTCCAGTTATAAAATAATTAGCAGCTAATATAGTTTTTGTTGAATCACTTAAATTAATCCCTTTATGAAGAGTATTACCAGGAAAAATTAATAAGTCCCCTGTTGTAACAGGGTATGTCCAACCAGTAGAATTAAATACATTTAAAGCATGATAATTTAAATCAAAATAAAATGATTCAGTTATAAAATTGTAGTTTCTACTAAATTCTAGTTTAGCGTTATCTGCCTTAACATAGTACACGCAACTAAGGATAGTATTTTTATGATCATGACGTTTGTGTAAATTTTTAGATTTTACCACCCAACTATTAGTCATTTTAAATAAATTGTTTACACAAATAATTTCATCAATATATTTATTTACGTAATTATTAATGTTTTGTTTAACATTTTTTAATTCTTCGGATTCAAGAACATATAAGTTTTTAGATATTGAAAGACACTCTTCAGGTAAAGGTTCAATTTTTTTTTCCATTTCTAAAGAATTAATATATTCTTTTTCTTTTGAATTTAATTCAAAAGCTTTATTTATTTTTAATATTGGTATCCCAAAAATTTGAGATATTTCGTACCTGTCCATTTTTTATCTTTCTATTATTTAAGGTTCCCGTGTTTAGTAGAATCACCATACTTCATTATTCCTTCACTTCCTACTTTTACAAGTGATGAAGAATGTTCATAACTTTGATAAATATTCATTTTAATATATCCACGAAAAAATAAATTTAATCTTTCTTTCCAAGTTAATTTAATTTCTAAACCTTCTTCTTTATAATTATATTGCATATTATTGTTCTATACCCATAAAAGTTTCATGTAAAGATGGATTCTTACTATCATATTTATATTTTGCAAAAGGTCCATTTTGATCTACATAATGTAAAAAACATTGTGCGTGCCAATCTCCTTCAAAGGGTTTTCTTTCATGTAACAAATCACAACCAAGGTAAATACATGCATCTCCAGCCTCCATGTTAATTGGTTTACCTTCCATGTAAATAGGCCATTCAGTGCCGTCACTACCAAACATGACTGTCACTGATATTTCACAAGATGGTCTATCTTTATGTTTTTTTAAATCAGCGTTGTAAGAGTAAACTCTTGAAAAAGAGTAAGTTGGAAATAACTGTAAACCAGTTTCCTTTTCCATTAATTTTAATTTATTATATAATAAAGCTTCACAAAAAGGATCATCATAAAAGCTAGTGTCACAATTATTATTTTGTACAAAATCAAAACTGTCTCTATTAAACCTGTGTCTTATCAATATATATTTTTTAGCAATATCAACTTCTTCTTTAGTTAAGAAATTTTTTACTAATTTATATTTAAAATCTTTTATAGTAGCCATGAAACAACCGAATATCTTTTCCCTTCCGTAATTGGTTCAACTCTGTGGGGATACATAAAATTACTTGGCCAAATAATAGCTCTAGCCGAAGAGGGTTGAACTCTTAATAACTCTGAATTTTTATTGAAATCTTTAAAAACTAAATCACCTCCTTTGTAATCATCATTTAATAAAATTATTACAGACAATGTTCTGGGTATAGAATAACAGTGATCGGTATGAAAATCGTAATGACCTGAGTTCTCATATTTTAACACATTAATCTCACTAATGGTTTGTATTAAACAATTCGTCTTGATTTTTTGTTCATACCTATTCTTAAAATCAAAAATTATTTTTCCAAAAAAATTACACCAATGCACTTTTGTTTGTGAAGGAGAATCAAGAGTTAAATTAAATTGTTTAACTTTTCTTTTTTCTTCGTTTATAATTTGTCCTTCTTTTGTTTGAGGGGCAACCACTCCTGCTTTTTGAAATTCCTGATCCATTTTATTTAACCATTTAATAAAAGAACTTAATGCCTCAGCTGACATTATATTTTCCTCTACATATATTAAATCTTCTATTCCCATTTTTTCCTGTGCCATACTTTATTTTTATAAACATTATGCAAAGAACTTAAAAAATTAAATTTATCTTTTTTATTTTTACTTATGTCAATTTCAGAAAATTTAGATTTCCAAGATTCTCTTTTAAAAGGGATTACTTGAGCATAAGGCGTTCCTTGTTTAAACATTTTTTCAAACTTTGGATATAAATCTCCATTAACAATAAATGGAAAATTAATATTTAATTTATAAGTATCGGTATCAACAATTGCAGGTATGATGCTAAAATAATCATTTTCATTCATAATTGGAGGGATAAATAAACAAGAATATCCTGGTGGAGTTTTAATCAACCAAGGATTTAATATTTTTAAAATGTTAAAATCTTTACCATTTTTTTTAATTGGAAAACTATCATTTCCTCCTGCTTGTGCTAAATTATGCTCTTGTGGTTTATGTCCATTCAAATTATATTCAATCAATTTTTCATCTGCTATATGCACAGCAGTGCCCCAATGAAAACGCATACCATATTGTTGAAGCTCTTCATTATAAAAATTATAGTTTAAATTAAAATCTTGAGGGAGAGGTAATGTATATCCAGCTGTTATACCATCTAAAAATGGCATACATCCTTTTATGTTTCTTCTAGGAAACCCATGTATATCAACATTTTTATACCAATCAGGTAATAATTTTTTAGCTGGTTTTGGTTTTATAATATCACTATCCGATAAATCCGGATGAATACTAAATTCAATATTATTTGAAAACATGTTCTCGACCAATTTTTTTTTCTTTCATTTGGTCTAATATAGAAATATTTATGGTAATTGCAACATTTTTTTGGAAGAGTGTCCCGGCTGTGCACTAAACCATTGTTGTGGAGAGCCTGTTATTGGGAAAGTTATTGAACTTATATCAACAGCTTTTAATTGAGTTTGAACATTTTTCCATTCAGAAAAATCAGGATGTTGTTTATTTGAATTTAAAAAATATCCTATTCTTATAATGGAGTCTTGTAACCATTTTTCAAAAACTTCTAATGAAGCCTCTGCTGATCTATTTGATTCTGCCCAATCAAAAGTAAAGTCAGTTATTGTGTCACCATTTAAATTAAATCCTCTTACAACATTTAAAGCATCATCTGCTTGTGAATCAGTAACTTCTTTAGGCACATAAGTCTGCCTGTGTTGCATTAAAGAATCTTTTTCATCATCAGTTAAAGCAACATTTCTTAAATCACCTTGTTCAAATATAAACCATTTAGCCATAATTAATCCTAAGTATCGTTTTCAAAAATCAAAAGCGCACCTGGTCTTCCACTTCTTTGGAAGCCTACTGGTGGTGTTCTATTATTATTACTGCTTCCTGATCCATTTAAGCCACCTAGCACGGGTCTCTCATGGAAATTACCAGTTCCTGGTCCGTTTAAAGCTGGTGAGTTTGAGTCAATAAAAAACTCTGCATTTATGTTTCCATCAGGAGATGGTGCATTTGAAATATTACCTGCGGAAGCAGGGTTGATCCCTGAGAATCCTCCGTTGTTCGAACCTGTAGCCCCACTACCACCATTAACAGTAAACAATGCAGGCGAACCTAAATTAGTTGCTCCTCCAGAAGTGCCAGAGCCACCAGGATTTCCTGGACTGCCATTAGAACCTGCTGCTCCTATTGCGTATGGTGCAGAGAAAGGCGCTGATACTGGAATACTATAAACAGCATAACCTCCATCTCCTCCATGTCCACCAGAACGACCTTGAGGCGCAGTTCCGCCATGGCCTCCGCCTCCTCCTGTAGCATATACCATCAAATGATTACTAGATGAGTTTGCGTTAAAAGTTCCTGAACTAGGACCAATTTCATAAAAATTTGGAGTGAACCCTTTACTACCACCTGCTCCACTAGAAGCAGTTACAATTCTTCCTTGACCATCAACAGAAATTGTTGCTGATGTAAAATCGCCTTTTGCTACTGGTTTAATTATTTTTGGCATTAATTATCTTTCCTCCTTAAAATTAATCAACCATTTCCACATATGAAACATGAAAAGCTAAATCGTTTGCAGCTCCAGCTGTAACCGATATTAAATCTGTTTCATCTAAATAGATAGGTCTGCTAATTAAATCTAATGTTGAATCTGCAGGCACAGATATTGTGCTTGCAATTTTAAAAAAAGTTGAACCATTGTCATTACTAATTTCTACCGTTGCATCAACAGCATTAGTTCCATCAATGTTGGCTAACAATATTGTATCGATTCTCACTGCAGCATTATCAGGTACGTCAATCATTGTAGTTCTGTTTGTATCAGATAAACTACCCATAGCATTCTTAGGTGTGATTGTTGCTATATTTACTAAATTCGGTGTTGCCATTTTTATACTCCTTTTATATTAATACCCGAAAACCATGGATAAGACAATACCTTTTCCATCAGTTGTTATTTTTTGTGTTGAGCTAGTACCATTAGCATTAGTTAATTTACCAACTCCTGTCCCTTTTGGCACCAAAGTAAGGTCTATATTAGAGTCTCCACCGACCGCTGAAATAGTGGGACTATTGCCGGTTGCGGCATTTGTTATGTCAAAATGATTGACCGCAGAGGCTGTTGTTTGAAATTGTAATTGTTCATTACCATTTTCATCACGTATTCCATGATCGTCATCAAAGTCTATCATGAAAGAATTAGTATCTAAATTACCACCTAATTGAGGTGTCGTATCATCAACAACATCTCCACCAAATTCTACAGCAGTTATATTTGGATTTGATCCATCATCTGCTCTTGCAAAAGCTAATATTGTTTTACCATTTGCTATGGTAGCAGTGCTGCCTGATCCAGTGGCATATTTAAATACAACATTTTGAGATCCAGATGTTGAATTTTTTAATAAATAAAGTTGTTGCACATCATTTGGTATTGTTACATTTCTTGAAGCTGAAATTGTTCCCGTAAATTCTATAACTCTGTGTGCAAGAGTTGCACCAGTGGCACCATCTGAAACAGACAAAGCTATATCTGCATCACTACTAAAAGCTTGTTGTGTGAACCCACCAGCGATTTGTTCTACTAATTGTAAATTGGTATTAGTTTTTGTACCCCATGTACCGGCGTTTTCTCCGGTTGCTTGAAGTTCTACACCTAAAGGTGAAAATGTTGAT